AGCGTTATCAATCGCCTCATGGTAGATCCGATGAAGCTCAATGAGATCATCTGGCTCCATCAAGGCTACCTCGTCATCGCTGGGAGGCTGAAGGATTGGATGTTTGCGCCACTGCATTACTTGGTTTTGTATGCGTCTGTCTCCATGAGAATGTCAACAATCCTGTAAACGCTCCCGCATTCCTCACATCCAAATGTATCCTCCTCCGCTGGAAATGATCCTCTATTCCCGTCAACAAAATGAAGCTCTCGACGCTTCTTGCAATGTTTGCACACGCCAATGAAGGGCTTAACGAACTTCTCCAGCACCACATTCCAAATCTTAGCGTTGAACTTCTCGGCTAGATACGAAGCGTAGCACAGGGTATGGCACTTGTGCTGAACCCCGTCATGCTCGACCATGTAGTGACGAACAATGTTGCCACCATCCTTAGCGTAATCAGCGTATCTTGATTCTGGTTCTGCTATCATTCTACGATTTCGGCTTCTACCGCTTGGGCTTTGACTTTATTGGCAATCCTAGACTTTGCCTCTGCAATCATCTTGGCGGCATCATCAATAGACGGACCCTTGCGATGCTCAACAATGGTACTCGCCATGCCCGAAAGCTGTCCAGCCTTATCGGTCATAATGCCAATAGTCAACGCCAATCGGTCTGGGGAGATTGCCTTGAGCTGGTCTGGATCACGGCTCAGTTGTTCGGCCTTCTCGAACAAAAGGTCTGTGTACTCAGCCGCAGCAATGGCGTAGCGTTTGGAGAACTCTTTACGCTTTGACTCCAGCGTGTCGTTATGCCTCCACTCCAGCGCACGAACAGTCTCATGCGTCACCCTGCACTTCTTGGCAATAGCATTGATACGCCCACCCTGCGCCAGCATCCAGAGGATCTGTGCCGCCACATTCGGGTTGTAGTTCTCGATAGTGTTCCGAGGGAATTGCTTAGCCCTTTCCTTGACCTCAAGGAAGAACTCTTTCATCGCCTCTTTACTATCAATCGCTGATAGGTCTTCGTCGCTCATTTGGTCTTCTTGCCGTTTTTAACCTTAACGGCCCCAGAGTGCAACTCTTTTTTAAGCTTATTCTGTTGCGTCGAGGAAAGCGGAGAACCCTTACTGAGTAGATAGCCTACTTGCTTTTTACTTTTTGATTTCATAATCTTTGCCGGAAATTGATTCGCGTTTGGTTCCATACTTCTCGCGGAAATCCTCATCATCCTGCGGAAGAACGCCGAGGTTTTCGACAATGTAATCCATGAATGCTGGGTCATTTCGACCAGTCCCAAACAAAGCACCAATACCACGGCTTGTCGCGCTAGATGCAGTTATAGCGGCAGTCAAATTCCTTGCGTAGTCCTCTGGTGAGATTTCCTTTCTGTAAGCCTTTCTAATAAACGGCATTAGTTGCCCGCCAGCATACATCCAAGACGCAACCTTATGTTTAACTGGGTCAGTTATCTTTCCGGCGACATACCCGTGAACACCAGAACCGGACGCGACCATTCTTGGAGTAATCTGATCCCCCATAGGGCCAACCTCTCTTACCGAGGTTGCAACCATTGATGCATTTTTGAACTCATCGTAGAAATCATCACCAAGAACTGTTCTAATGTTTCTCTCAATTGTCGCTTTGTCTTTCCCCTTGGTTACTTCACCAAGGAATTTGTTGGCATCCCATAGGTCGTTCCCATACTTAGTAATATCTCCCTTGGGTTGATAGCGGGCGAACAGGTAGGAAACGAAATCGTTCCTAATCTCCTTTTTCTCAGTATCATTAAGTTTGCCCATAATTTGCGATACATGAGCATTTGGTGCTGTGAACATCGCTTCTGGCAAACGAGCGTTCTCCAAGACTCCATTATGCCCTTTAAGCACCACATCAATTATCTTGTTGTTAGTGAAAGCATCAAGATCGCCCTTAGCTTTTGCTCGTTTTGCGATTAAGTCGGCGGCTTCATTGTAGCTCTTTTCCGACATTGTTGCACGAAGTGGCTCAAGATCACGCATTGACAACTTTGACGCATCAGCCCCATTTCTTTGAAGGGACTGATTTAGTGCGTTTAGCTTCTTAACCATTGAAATGCCGTAGTGCTCGTTTCTCTCCCCAGTATTTGGGCTATAACCAAACAACTCAGTAACCATCTCTTCGTCGAATTTGACTGGGCCACCAACCTCAATGCCATTTCTACCATTGAACCCGACCTTTTCAAGGTAATAATTAGCCATCCTGTTTCGCAATACAGCGGCTTGAGCTGGGTCTTCAACGGAAGCGGCTTGAATAATCTTTCTTGCGATTGTCGGATCTGAAATAGCTCTTGAGGCAACTTGGCTCGGGGTCATCTTCTGCTCCCCAAATGCCTCTTTTAATATCTGCCCTACAGATCCAGTCTCAAAACCAAGCCTTTCCTTGTATTTAACCGTAGCTTCATCCCACAAGCCCTTTAGCCCGGCTTGAGCATAAGACTCGTCCCTATATTTTTGCAAAGCTGTTTCAGCTTGACTGGCTACTTGTTTAGGTGTCGCTTGACCAACAGCACCACCCTCTGGGACGGCATCACGAACCAGTCTTAGGTATTTATCAAGACTCAATGGGTCAATCGGGCCAGAATTAAGCTCAAGTTGGGAGATCTCCTTTAATGCGCTTTCTAGCTTGTCTTCACCAACCTTTCCTTCCGCAACCTTTTGTCTGAGTAAATCCGCTTTCTCGCCGTTTGTTGCCCTTGACTCAATTTGGTCAGCAAGCTGCTCAAGGCCAGAGTTCCGCAATGGGTAGCTTTTTTTCAGCGACCCTCTAATAATTCCGGCCACATCAGCGGGGTCGTGGAATGTCCCAGTTTGATCCGCTGCGTCATAAAAGTTTGCGTAAATATCATTCTTAACCTCATCTGTTTTTTGCTCAGCCCTAGAAAGAATGTTTGTTAAGTCGTCTCCAAGCTGAACGCTTGTGTCCTTACCCATTCTTGACTGTAAGTCATAAAGCTGTTCATCAAGGTCTCCACGAAGTTGCTTTGCAATGTCTTTATCATAAGCCGATACAACATCAACAAGCTCTTGGTTACTTTGAGAAAGATTGTCTTGTGCCGCTTTGTAAAGTCTTTCCTTAGCTTCCGCTGGGCGCGTTCTTGAATCCATCCATTCTTGCAAAACGCTTCGTGTTTTTGAGATACGCCTTCCCAGCAACGATCTTGGTATCTTCTCACCGATTTGAAGCTGTTCCACGAGTTTTGCCTCCCCACGGGCGGCGGCGGTAGGCACAAAAACCTTATCGCCGCGATCCATCATAAACTGAGATTTATTAAACTGTTCCTCGGCATCAAGAAGTGATTTGTAATACTTGTTCTCTACTGGTTTACCAATTCGTTTGACAAATGGTTTAGCGGCTAGTCCAAGAGCACCCTCAATACCAAGTCCAACTGCCTCCTCCGTTGTTCTTCTGAGAATGCTTTCTGGCAGCTTTTCGCCAACCCCAAGAACAGCTCTTACAAATTGGTCTTGAGCCGTTCCAGCAGCAAGAGAAGTGGCAGAACCAGCACCAGCAGCTAGAAATGGACTCTGGGTTGGAGCCGCTGCAATTGTGCCAGTTATTCCAGCCAATGCAGGTAAGACTTCCCCTCCAATGTCAAGCAGGTCTTTAGGGTTAAATCCTCGTTCGTCGGCGGCAACCAGTTTCCCGTCTGGTCGCTTAACAAGGAACATTGGAGACCCTTCAACATTTACGGTCTGAACCGAATCCTTGTATTTCCCAACAAGATAGTCTTCTTTTGACTTATCTTGAAGGAATGACATATTAAACCGATCTCTACTAGGGAGACCAGAATCCAAATCAATTACATCTTGAGAAACATCTAACGCAGAAGCCAATGTAGATTTGAGCTTTTCAGTATTGGTAGGAGCCTTAAACCCAGGTTCTCTGATTTCACCAGGCATTGGAGGGACTCCCTCAGTCGGGCCGACAAATTTATATTCGCCAGTTTCGATGGACTTTAACGCCTTTCCTTTTTCTTGACCGATTGCAGCATCAACGGAAACAATATCTTGATCAAGTGCGTTAAGGTCTTCTTGCTTTAACTCCGCTCCATATGGGTCTGATGCCTTAAGAGACTCAATTTCACCGTTTAGCGCGGTTCTCTTTTGAAGAAGAGAAGACAACACATCCTTGAACTGACCAACTTTGAATTGACTTTCCATTTATCTCTTAATTAAAGATTGTTTCTTTTTTTAATTTCGTCAATAAGTGGGTTTCCTGTTCCGTCGGTTTGTCTCGGTTGTTCTATACCCATTGTGTCCATCGTAGAGGATGGATACTGCGCCTCGATTTGAGCGTTTTGCTTCGCAGTAATTTTGCCCTCCTCCATCAACTTGTCTCTTTGTTCTGGCGTGCCATGAATAACATCAAGATATGATTCAATCGCCCTATTGATGTTTCTGTTAAAAATAGCCGGACTTGAGGTTGGGTCTAGAGAACCAAACACGCTTTCAAGACGCAACCCTTCGGCATTTGTTGGGTTTCCAACAGCAGCTCCAGTTGGAGATGCCATTCGAAGTTGCGTCAATTGTTCTAACCCGAGTCTGTTTTTAAAGTCCTTAAGAAGACCTTCTTGGATTGTGTGAAGTTCAGTTCCAGGCGTGATGGACTCAAGTTTTCTTGCCGCTGCCGGTATAACGCCTTTTGATTGCATTACGGAAGAATAAAGCCTTTTAGCTTCCATTAAATCTTGGATGTTTCTATCAGCCGCTTGGAGTTTTTGCTTTTCTGCTTCTTTCGATGCTTGAGCAAATCTATCCACAGCTCCAGCCCCTTGAACAAATTCAAATCCACCCCCAGGTAACTGCCTAAGAGACACTCCAGATGGTGGTCTGATTGGTTTGAACTCCCCAGTCTCCACATTGACTTGCCCTTGGGTTCCGTACATCGAAACCTCTTCTGCATTAGCTGGCCTAAATTTAGATGAAGCAGCTCCTCCACCAACTGGTCTTGTGGCAACAACTTGCCTTCTTGCTGGGAGTTGCGGCTGCTGTTGCGCTAAACTTGGTTCAGTAGACATTGACCCACTTGGAGTTGCTTGAGATGTAGCCATACCGGAACCTTGCTCAATCATTCTTGAGACTTCAGCTTGTTGCTCTGGAGTTCCCATTGCTTGCCTTGAGAGATCACCACGACTCAGCCGTTCAAGAGCAGGAATAATAGACCCTTTAGCGAAATCGCGCTCGTTGAATTTTCCGTCAGATGCACCTGGGTCATTAGTCTTGTGTGGAGCAATAAATGTCACATTATTAATTTTTCCAAGCGTATTTGCAAGAACTTGCGCATAACCATCTGGATCGGATTCCATTACCTTTCTTGCCGCTGTATCGCCCACAAAAAATGGTTCTGTGTGGAACCGTCCAGGTGTACCGCGTCCATTTTCCCTTGCAGTTCGGACACCACGAACTGGAACATCTACTCCACGATCAGCGAAGTACTTTTGAGTTTGCTGAACATAATCTTCAGCAGCCATGCGTTCAATCTTGCTAGCATCATTTGGGATGATAATCTCAATTCCTTTAGCATTCTTGCTGGCTGCAGCATTAAAATCAAGTGACACTTGGCGGGCTTGAGCCGTTGATTTTTGCAATTGATCGCGTGTTTTTGATGTGAATCCCCAATTTCCATCAGATGGGAGCTGGTTATAATCAACTTGAGATGTTGAAGGAATGTTTTGTTCTGGTAGTTTTTCAACTCCACCTTCTCCATATTTAAATTTTACTGGATCTACAATAAGCTCTCCAGTGCCAATTACGCGAGGGCGACCTTGTGGGTCGTAATTCACATCCATTTCCTCACTTTGATTGGTATCTGGATCAAAAAACGACAAAGTACCTTTGGTGAGTTTAGACTCTTCAGATTGAGCTTTTTGCCCATATATATTGGCTCTTTGCTGCGCTACTTCTAGGTTAGCAAGCCTAAAGGCATTTTCATCTCGCGCCCTTTGCGAGGCAATAGATCTCTCTTGCGCCCCAACCCCAAGGGTGAATGCGTTTGAAATACCTTGAGCAGCAGTTCTCCCAAGTGCCAATGCCTCCGCAGGAGATGTGTTTGGGTCGTTAATTTTAGCTTGGATTGGTGACAGGTAACCTCCGATGTCAATACCCAAGTCTTTACCCATTTTGATCGCAGACTCAATACCAGCAGAGGTGGCCTTAATTTCGGCATCAATCTTCTTGCGCTCTTGGCGAGCCTCTCCAAAGTCCTTGATTCCTTGACCAATCATAGTACCAAGGTTTTGCATCCCCCTTGCTTGGATCTCCGCAGCCCTTGTGAAGCCAGAGTAATCCTGCACAAACATTTGTGGGTCTACACCCGCTCCTAGCATCTGTCCTTGTCCGTATGGCATATTATTATGATTTTTTTTAATTAACCCATTCCTGCCCCAACTGCTTTAGTAACAGACCCACCAACTTCTCCAATTGCATTCAACATTGCAGCCCTCTGCATAGCTTTAGCTTGAGCATTAGCTTGAGCAGCTGCAAGTTGATTCTGCCTGTTAGCAGCACCAAGGTTAAGCGCAGATCCAACATCAAAGAGTTGAGGCTTACCAGCACCGATAGCGTCAAGTCCAAGGCCCATCATCTGGTTACCAACTTGGTAGGAAAGAGGCTGGCTGCCAAGCAGTTGGAGGCCCGGTTGAGTGTAGAACCCACCAGCGGCTTGGTATGCCCTCATCGCCTCGTCTCCAGCTAAACCTCGAAGGCCCATCCGCATTTTCTCAATGTCCTGCAATTGTCCAAGTCCAGCCTGTTGCATTTCTGCTGTGGCTTGTGCGCCCGCAAGGCGTTGCCCAAATAATCCTTGTTGTTCAGCCATGCGAAGATTAGCAAGATTTTGGCGTTGATCGAATGCCTGTTGCCCAGCCTGTGATGCTTGCGCCCTTCGTCCAGCTAATGCTGACTCACGGTTTTGGATCTCTGCGGCAATAGCCGCGTTCCCACCTAGTCTTCCAGCCGATTGTGCGGCCTCCCTCGCCGTTTGTTGCGACGAGCGTTGTTCCTGTGCAGAGAGCGTGCCACGACGAGCATAGGCTTCTTGCGCCATTTGGTTCGCCATTGCGGCATCTTGCTCTGCGGCTTGGATGGTGGGGCTGAAGGTCTGCGGACGGATTCCGTATGTCCCAAGTGCCTCCCCCATGCGCCCAGCATAAGCCCCTTCAGCACCCGCTGCTTGGCTTGCTAGGTCTTGCATGCTTGCAACTTGCGCTGCTTGCTCTGGAGAAAGCCCTTCCATGAGCCCACGGGTAAGTCCCGCTTGTCCAGTCATCTGACCAAGTTCAGACTCACGCGCCGCACCAAGTTGCTGTGCAGCACCTTGGGTAAACTGAGGAGAAAGACCAAGCATTCCAAGCCCAAATTGGGAAACATCTTGAAGATTGAGGTCTTGAAACTCTGGTCGGTATTGCTGCTCAAATGACAAGATACCCGGCATTGACTGCTGGTATGCTGACAACATTTTTGACAAATCGCCAGCTGGGTCAAATTTTGGTGCTTTAACTGATTTAGGTTTACTCCCCATGAGATTAACTTTCTTTTAACTTTGAATAAAACTTGTACATGTCGTGAACTTTTATGCGATCACTTCCTTTAAAGCTGCGTTGGAATGCGATAAAGTCGTAGTGTTGAATATATTTGCGTAACGCTCCACGCATGGCTCCTGTAGTAAATGTGACGAACAATGTATCCCCATCGTCAACATGGACTGCTTGAGTTGGGTTTGCACGAAACACACTAAAGCCCATAGCAAAACAATCCATATCGCAAACAACAATACCATGACATAAGTGCCATGTGAGAAGTTGTTGGAAGTCGATACATTCTTGTTCATATGCTGCTATTGCTTTTGCTAGGTGCTGGTTCATCCATTCAGGGAACTGGGCCAAACGTTTTTTATTTCGTCTGGTGTAGTTGCGTTAATAGGAGTTTGAGTCACATCGCGTAAGGCTTGTTTTTTTTCGGATATCTCAGACTGTTTGACAATATCTCCCGATTCCAACGCACGAACGAATTCCACATCCAGTGCATTTAGCAATGGTTTGCGAGCTTCCCTCCATTTATCTTTCCAGATATTTTTTGCTTTGTCGATGTTAATTGAAATGCTCATACTTGATATTCCCATGCGCTTCTGAATGTTCGGTCTGACGGAATTTCGGAAACGTCCACGATTTTATATATAACTCCAGTTGGGACATCCTTTTCCGCAATCTCTTCGATTGTGTGATCTTCAAGATATTCTGATGTTGGAATTATCACTGTAACTCCACCATCTTCTGTCGGGTGAATTATTCTTTGGTTACTCATATTATCTGAAAACTGAAACGCAAACTACATTTGAATCGTCTCTGGTTGTACCTGTGTTTGTTTGTGACAAGAGGACTTGAACCGAAGCTCCAGAACTAGGAAGAACAATTGTTTGACACATGTCGTTATTACTGTTATCTCTACCAGATGTAACCAATGCAGTAAAACTCGCATCTTGCATGTGTGTTGCAAAATTTACGGTGTAATTTCCGGAGCCATTATCCGCAATACTGCTAACATTTGAACTAAACCTACTTGTGATTGTACCTGTGCCGTTGAAGTTTATAAATGCTCTTGCCCCATAAATTGGAGCAGAACCACTTTGGTTGCCATCTAGCTTGGCTGCTGTGATAGCGGAGTTGCTTACGGTGGAGGCGGTAGTAGCGGTTGCGGCATTTCCGCTACACGATTCAGATAACCTTGCTGTATCTACGCGCACACCATGAGTGTTCACCCCATTCCACCCCATAAGGGTTGGATGTGTTTGAGACCAAGCGGTTTGAGAGTTTGTGTTATTTACGGTAGAACCACTTGGAGAGGTACTTTGTGATGCATCAAAAATTGTGTGGTTATTCCCATAGGTTTTCCATGCAAGTTGTCCAACTACTGCCGAAATAGTCCCATTAGTTGACCAATTGCTTGAGTTTGTTGAAAGATTCGTGGCAGTAGCAGAGTTACCAGTACACGACCCAGACGAGCCAGTCACATTGCCAGTCACATTGCCAGTCACATTGCCAGTCACATTGCCAGTCACATTGCCAGTCAACGGCCCTACAAACCCAGTTGCTGTAACCGTCCCGCTAACGGATGTATTGCTTGGAAGGCTTACAGACGATTCCGTCCAACTTGGGCCACCCGTGGAGATTTTTGCTGGAGTCACCGAACCAGAAGCAAGCTCATTAGAGGTAATTCCACCAGCATTTACGGCAAGTTTACCCGGAGACACAACCTGCAAGGTGGTTCCTTGGATCGCATCGCTGGTAAATGTCGTATCATCAATGATGTTATTCAGCTTGGAACTGGTAATTGTGTCAGTCCCAGAGAATGTGTAGGTTGTATTTACAACGCCCATATTATTTTTGTGATAGAATTTGTCTGTTAGTGATAGAACCCGCAACCTGAATAGAGTGGATCTTAGGTGAGCCGATAGTCCTTGTCAATGTGATAGTCCCAGTATAGCCACGCTGACCACCAAGTCTGCATCGGATGCTTGCGGTTTCGGCCTCGCCAGCGGTGCTGGGTGATAGGATCTGCCCACCAAGGAATGTGGTGGTAGTTCCAATGCTTTCTGCCGAGTCTGGGTCTTCTGTGGCAAACGCAATGTCATACTCGCCAGTCTCCCCTGCCAAGTTCTGCATTTGAACTTGGGCATCAGTAAACCTCTTGCGCTCAAGGGTCTTGAAGTCGTATCCACGACTAGTCACATACGAATTGATCGTTGGGGTAACCACGCCAGTGTCCTCATTCGTGACGCTCAGGCGGTCAACGGACGAGTCGGCAGCGTCAATCTGGTGCAATCCACCATTGGAGCTAACGGCATACAGGTTATTGCGAACCCCAGCACTTGCCGTGATGAAGTTCTTAATTAGAAACCTAGAGTCCCCATAGGTATCAAGCGATTCCCAACCCTTGTTCAAGAAGTTGTAGATCAGAACCGCGTTATTTCCACGGGCATCATTTCCTCCAGCTACAGAATCCAACGGGACTGCGATGTAATAGCGGTTATTGAAGTAGACCGCTACCGACTTGTCCGCAAGGTTCTTGTTAATGCGGTCGATATACGGCTGGATGTTCTTGGAAAGTGGTTCCTCCGTGCCACGAAGGTTATAATCGTTACCGAAGGTAAACCCGTAAATGCCCTCGTCGGCCAAGAATAGCATATTGTTAGCCTGCATGACCACCGTCTTGCGAGCCAAGCACCCAACCTCGCTAGTAAGTTCCTTTACCACTGTGTCAGACAGGCTTCCTTGGGTCTTTGCCACAAGGTGGAGGCTATTGCGGTTCAATACCACTAAAGCATCGTCATAAAACCCGTGCATCGCAACCACATAATCAGCAGTACCACCAGTGATGCGAAACTGATTCTCGATTTGGTCAAATGTCGTAGTGTCCAGTAGGTCGGAAACCGCGATCTCGTCGGAAATCTTCCTACTGGTGTAGACTGGTGCGCTAAAAGTGCCAGATTGGGAGTAGTAGAACGGAACGAACAACCTGCGCTGGAAGTAGGTAGCCCAAGGCGCACCGGGTTGGTGCATAAATCCACCGCCCACGGAGAACCTGCCACCAAACTCGAATATATCAGATGCAGAGGTATTGTAGTCCCCGATAGGGGCATACCATTGGATAAGCGTGGTGGTAGCATTTACCACTTGGTAGGAATTACCAAGCATGGCTTGAAAATCAGCAGTAGCTGTTGAGTAAACGATAATTATATCACCAGCAAGAATTGTCGTATTTCCGACAACTGTGGCAGAAACAAGTCCACTAACTACATCTACATCCTTGGCTTGGATGTTGAAAACCTGTGGCTGGGTGTAAGCACCGCCGGGGGACAGGGTGAACCCATCAGTCATGGTGGCTACCGTGGTTACAAATGTGGTGCTAGTAGAAATCCCAGATGCCACAAAGGTAAATGAGTCCTGATCAACGATTGTTGCCACCGTGAATGTCCCATTTGGAGGAGTGCCACCAGTAAGCCCAGCGATAACCACGGATGACCCAGCCGTAAGTCCGTGTTCACGAACCTTCATTGTCACCACGGTATTGGGACCAGCTGTCGCGTTGGATGACGCAGAAAGAATCGCCCTGCCATTAGGATACCACTCAAGAGCTTGTTGCCCATCCCGCATGATCATCACCTTGTCGAAGCACTGCAACATATCGCAGTTACTCCCAACGGTGGCTCCCACGGGATACGGGATAGTCGTTGCCGTGTAGGGTGTTGTGGAAAGGTCGATCTTCTTCGCCAGAGTCTCCAGCGCAACAATGATGTATTCCTTGTTGGACTCGTTAGGGTCAGAGAACATGCAGGATGCCAACACATCGCTGGCGGCGGCATCGTTGATGTTAATCTGGGCAATCCTTGGAGTCGCCCCTAGTGCTACAGCAGTCACGCCAGTAACAGGGAAGGTCAATGTGTCCACGGTAGCCGCAGTCACAGCCTTGACCCCATTGTTATTCGTGCCAGTAAAGGTAATGCCGCTAACCGTAAGGTTGCCAGCCACCCCAATAGCCAACCCATGTCCAGCCACGGTAATCGTTACCACATCAGCGGAATACGACACAGCGGTGATTGCTCTAAAATTCTGGGTTATGTTCCCAGCGGTCGCGCTAGCCGTGGTAGTGTAAGCTCCATCAGCACCAGTAAGCGTGTATGTGAATGTGTTTGTGGCTACCCCAGCAATAACGAATGTTCCGTTTGGATTGGAACCAGTGGTGTATCCAGCGCCAGAAATGTACACGGAATCACCATTGGTAAACCCGTGAGAGTTAGCCGTAACCGTGATTGTCGTACCAGAACGAGTAACGCTGGTAATGGTCTTTTCAACCACAAGCACATGGAACGGAAGGTTCAACGGAGTGCCTCCAGTAGTTAGTACAGGGCTAACAGACACCACGCTCTTGCGCGGTCTCCAGAAGCCCTCCATGCGCCCATTAAGGCTTTCCCTTACCTCACCCGGCTGGAGTTGGTTGAGCTGCAATCTCTGGTTCACGCCAAAGAACTGCGGATCGTTATCAGCAACGATAACATCGTCCAGCCCACCAGTAGACCGAAACTGGGACATTACGCACGATACGCAATAACCGCTCCAGATGTAAGCGTGAAGCTCGTAATATTACCACCAATGCCAACCCCAGCAGGAATCGTAATGGTGATCAGCTTCGTGCTGGCATTCGTAAGGTTAGGCGCAACAAACGCACTAAACACAGTGTCGTTAACAGTCTGAACCCAACGGAATGGGCCAGTAGCCGCATCCGTGCCAGAGTACACCTGTCCGCCGCCTTGACCTTGAAGATCGTATGAATCGCCTCTTGGCATAATGTAAATAAGTTTCTAAGCACAAGTCCATCCCGCGCTCAAACAACCAATTACCACAATCCCACACACAATGTCAACCACAAACATCTATACCCAATTATACCCACTTATACCCAAAACCATGTATAAACCCACCAAATGTTACCTATCACGCACATTTAAGCACAATACACCAAACCTATCCCCAAATAACCCCGAACGGGAACTGCCCCATTAACGCCGAATCACACCAACAATCTCCAATAGTAGGTCTAAAAACTAACGGCTAAATTGGATGCCATAAAATCAAACGGGTCCAAGTCACGCTTTCGAGAATTACATGGATGGCAGCAAAACACAAAATTTGACATACAATGCGCCCCACCCTTGGCTAATGGTTCAAAGTGATCCAGTGTTAACTCGGCTTTTTTGCCGCAGTAGTAGCAGCGATCCCCAGCTTGTTTCCTAGCATCCTCCACCATTTTAGGTGTAGCCTTTACCTCGCAGTTATTAATCCTGGCCCTTCTGGCGTGTTTGTAATTGCGTTTTCCTTTCCGCCTAGCCTCCGCCCTTTGCTCATCGGTTAGTACAATACGCTTGGGGCGCAAGGATTTAGCTAACGCTTTTTCAGCAGATAGCTTGGCTCTTGCTTTTTTTCTGGCCGCAATTTCTTCAGCTTTAGCTTTCTTCTTAGCCTCTGATTCAGCCTTTCTTTTCGCTATACCAATAGCCCTTTCTGCCTTTTTCTTTTCTTGGTGTTTCTTCGATGCTTCTTTTGTCCTGCGCTTGTATTCCGGATTGCTTTTTTTTCTTTGGTACGCTTTTTGATTCAATCTCTTGTAGTAATCGGGGTCTTCAGCTAGCCTTAAATCTCTACTTCTCTTAGATGCTTGCCTGTCTCTGTCCTTACGCTCCTCCTCGCTTAATGTGGAGAGATACGCCATATGCGCATGCCATTTAATGCTACTTTCTTGTTTTGCCTTTTGTCGTTCTAATCTAGCGTCCCTGCGATCAAAGAAGTCCTCACCATACTTCTTGAAAAACTTATCCAATGCCGTCCAGCTTTCGTATGTTTTGCCATTAAGTCGCCTGCTGTATCCAACAAAAACATAGCCATCCTCCCTTCTGTCGCCCATTTTACGCATGTAGATATAATACGCTAAAACGCTAATCAGTCAAGGCCCCCTTTGGAAAATTTTAAATCTGGCAAGTCATGGATAGGAATTGTTACAAGTTCTAAAAGCGCAACCCCCTCCCCCCATACCTTAGCGTGGCACTAATGATTAGCCAGGTGTTCGCTTGAACAGTGTTCGCGTGAGTAGCGCCGGCATCCTTGGTGAAGCGGTAAAGATTCGCACGCTATCTGTGGCAATCTGGTAAGGTATCGGCGCGGCTCGTCAATATGTGG